TTATCCAGTGATAGAAATGGTGGCCTTGAACGTTGGCAAAGCCAAAGAAGGCAGCACAACCAACCCAATTAAATTTGTTAAAAGGGCAGACTGATGGTTGAAATGACTGTCGCGCAAAAACGTAAAATGATTGCAGAGCTGAAAAAAGCAAGCAAGATGCACGCCGCTCAAGCAGCGCGTTTAGAGAAAACGCTAAAGAAAAAGTAATGTCTGATTCTGAGGCGTTGTCTGAAATCAAGACCCATGAGCGCGAATGCGCGATTAGATACGAGCACATTGAAAAACGTCTGGACGAAGGTTCAGCAAAATTTAAACGATTAGAAATGTTGATCTGGGGAGTCTATCCCTTTATTCTGGTTAGTGTTGTTTTAGCCAAAATCCTATGAACAATGCGAATATTGGCGTTTATGCTGATAACAGTCATCGAGGGCAATCCTGTCGATGGCGCAGAGGCAATGCTGTTTCGAGACATACATCGATGTCAGCAGTTTGCTTACTGGATCGAGCACAACTGTCAAACTCCAAAATGTCGAGGTGGTGTTAAGCAACACAACATCACTGCTTACTGCAAACCAGTAATGGCTAGTAGTAACCAAAAATTTTGGGACTAGTTATGCCAAAAAAGCTACAAGAAAACAGTGTCTGGGCGAAATACGATATAGATAATGACGGCACTGTAACCGATGAGGAACTAGAGCGAGCAACGCAAATGCTGGAATTGGATTTGCGAGAGGAGAAGCAAGACAGTCAGCGCAGAATAGCGTGGGTTGCTATGTCATCTATGGTTTTATACTCTTTATTGCCTCTATTTCCTTTTGTACCAGAAGAACGCCTCTCAACCTTGTCTTCCCTAAGCGATATGTTGTTCCTTAGCCAAGCCAGCATAATAGGTCTTTATTTTGGAGCCACGGCCTATATGTCTCGTAAACCATAGAGGTTTACCATGATTATAGAATCAGTCGCGGCGGCAGGTGCGATCCTCAGCACCATCAGCACTGCTATTAACAAGCTCAATGAGGTCGGCGATGGGGCCAGCAAAGCTGTCGAATTGATGCAAGGGTTTTCTGATGCGTTGGATTCTTTCGAGCGTGACAAGAAAGACTCAGTAATTAACAATTTGTCATCTCAAGAATTGCTAAAACTCGAAAGTATCAAGCACCGCAGGGATCAATGGGAAAAGTCGCTGCACGACATGTTGATTATTCACGATCCAGCTCTCTTGCAGCGGTGGGAGGAGGCTAAAGCCCGCCAAAAAGCCAATCACAAACGACAGATGGAGGCGATAAAAGCCAGAGCAGCAGCTAGAAAAAAAATGATTAGGCAGATATGGTTAATTATGGGGGTAACTGCTATTGGGTTACTTTGTGCGTTTATACTAATTGGAGGGGTCATACTGATCTTCAAATAGAGTATAGACAAAGGGCAGTAGAACAGCTTGACAGCACCCTGTATATTTAAAAAAATAACAAAGCGCAAATGAAACAAAAGTTTAATTAATTTTTTGGTGGAAGAATGCCTCCTAAAAAAAAGACTACAACAAAGAAAAAATCAAAATCCAAAGTCAACGAAGCGGGGAACTATACAAAACCCAGCTTGAGAAAAAGATTGTTTAACGAGATAAAAGCATCTAGCAAAGGTGGCAGATCAGGTCAATGGTCAGCACGAAAAGCGCAGATGCTGGCAAAACGATACAAATCTGCTGGTGG